GGCTGTGTGGATGTTACTTGAGAATTTGGGTTCGAATACCAAATTTTCTCGTGATACACCACTTAGTTGTGTTAATCATGTCTTCCGCTGTTAACGCTGACAATGTACCCCCCAAGTCTATTGACGGTTTTGTCAATAATGCTTACATGGAGTACGAATTAGAGAAGCTCCTCGCAGAGCTCGATGTCGCGGACCCGGAGCCGGCGCTGTACCAGCCGCCTGCTGCCGATACTTCCGTTCCCGACATCGAGCTTCCTGACGTTACTTCTGATCCTATCAACGATTCGCGTGTTGGGAGTGATCCCGTACACAACGTTCGTCTTGCGCCGCCCCTGCCTGCCGAAGATGGCCAGGGGCGAGTCGAAAGTGAAGCTGTTTTCGATGTTCCGCTGGTTCGGGCTGAACCTGCCGGAGACATCGATGCTCGCCAACCTGTTACTAACAACATTTCTTCACTTGATGCTTCTTTCCAACAGCATCTGGGACTAGCGCGCAGTGCGAATGCCTCCGCCCGTAGGGCCGGTACCCTTGCTGCTTCCATCGCCTATACCCTTGGTGCCGACGGCACCACGGTATCCGAGGCTGCCCCTCTTGGGCTTGCCGTTCGTATTATTGCAGGTGAGATGGCTGCTATGCAGGGCGCTACCGCTTCTATTCAACCTTCGGAGTCCGTACTCGACGTGATCACCACGCCCATTGCCCATGTCGGCGATGCCGAGGACAATAATCCAGACTTCTTCTCCGTTTATCTCCCTGCTCAACTTTCAGCCGGTGAGAAGTCTGCCCTCGTATCGCTGCTCGTGCCTGGCGGGCCTGGTGCTTACACCTGGCGTTACCGTGAGCCAGACGACCCACGCGCTGCCGTTATGCCCGCCATTACTCGCAAATTGTTTGCTGGCGGTGTTGAACGGATCCTTGCAGTTACTGAGAGAGCGGATGTCTTGCCTGCTGTTGGTGGAGCAGCCCTGACATACGCCAATTTGTTTGGCCTGGAACGCTATTACCGTCGCCACTTTGGAAATGCAGTGTTTGATGCTGCTTGGCGTACTGTATATGCGGCCTCTGCTGTTTATGTCGAACCGGACATAGTAGAGCCATGCCCTCTCAGACCTGGGGATAATTTTGTTGTGAGAAGGACCACCCATCAGATTGACGGTCTAGATTTGCAGGACGACATGTTCACTTGGCTCGGCGGGCAACACGTGCCCCCTCGATATCGCGACTTCTTGCCTGTTGGCTATGAAGATTTTTCCAAAGATCGCGTGTTGCGTCGATTCAATGACTTGGCCTGGGAACTTGGCCGAGAGAACAACGAGAACCTTCCTGCCCGTTGGAAGCGGGCAGAGCCTTACGCTACAGGTGTCACGTTTGTCTACATGCGTCCTGCCGAGGGCGACGGAGATGCTGAAGAAGATAACATTGATTTCGGTTGGGATGATCTGTTGCCATTCCTCGCAGAGCTTGCTCTGCCCAAAGACAGATTGTTCTTTCGTACCGGCTATTATCACTTCAGCCGCCTTGGACTCCCAGATTCTCTCGTTGAGGGTGACAGAGATCCGGTTCCGCCGGATATTGGTCGCGGTCACCTTATTCGAAATGTGTATGGCGCGGCGGATTTTGCTTCTATGAATCTGCCGGGCTTGCGCATCAATGAGATTGTGGGACTGGTGGCTCACTTCACCAGGCCAGCTGCTCGAACCGCTATTCGAGAAAACCACATCAGGCAGCAGCGTAAAGGGCGTGCGCGCAACTATGTCGCGCATCTTCACCTTTTGAACTTTTATTCGTACTTCAGGAGCAATGTTTGGCCTTCCGATCTCATGCAAGTCTCCTATCCTCATGCGCCTTTTCTCAAGCGCCTCGCCAAACCCATTCGTCCTTTTTGCTGGATGGATGAGCTCGATCCGTCGGCTTATCCTGGCCAGAACTGGTGGGTGCTTGAGAGTGCCTATCTCATTCGTGGTACTAATAATCGGACCCCCTTTGGTGGGTTCTTGGTTGCTGGTACCTGGGAATGTGACACTCGCGGTGTTGTTGACCTTGGTAAAAGGGAGAATTCTTTGATCGCTATCGAAGCTGCTTTCCGAGCTTCAGTCAATGATGGAGGCCAGATATCCGCCTCTGGTCGTTTTGGAAACACCACGTTCGACATTATCAGAGGTGCGAACGGTATGGTTAACCCCATGCCTTTTGCGCCGCGCATTCGCACTTTGCGAGGCTCTGAGTCGGTTGATCTTGCCGCAGATGGTGGCGTCAACACCCTTCAACCTGGCTGTAACCTTTCGGCTGGCAATGTTTATTCCGTTTGATATTTCCTTGGGTCATGCTTTGTTTGTGGTTCTACGGGGCAGTGCTGACGTGACGATGTATGTAACAACGCCCGGCAGTCTCTCTGAACAATGACGTTTTTTGAGTATTGTATTTACAGAATATACCTTCTTAGCGGTGAGGCTCTGAAGGGCAAAAAAAAAAAAAAAAAAAA